TTAGAACTAGGTAACTTCTTTTCTAATGAAGTAAAATACAAATAAACAACCAATGTATTAGAACAAGTGTTGGATGCATATTCATTTAATATATATAACCATATTATCATTGAATCAACATATTTATGATATGTATCTAATTTTAATTCTACATTGTCATCTTCTACTATAAAAATTATTTTTATTGAGCGTTCAAAGAGAGAAAACGTATATGTTAGTTCAGACATAGATAAATGATCAATATGCTTGCGGACAATCTCAGGAAAATTATTTGAATTGAAATTTTTTGGTCTAGATATTTGAGTTGCATTTATTAATTTTTTTATATTAAATGTAAAATATGAAGTTCCTTTTTGTTTTAACTGCATTAAATATTTATATGCAGTAAAGATATCATTGTATAATTCTTTTAAAATATTTTCAGTTTTTTTAGTTTTATGAACTTTATTAATATGTTTGTTTTTAGTAAAAAATAACATAAGTTTTCTACTTTTATCTGATAATTTCATGTTTAATATAATATATTATTTATTTTTATTACTTTTATATATATAATTAATTATTACATATTTAGAAGATTTGGATAATATACAACACTGATTTTCATTAAAATATATAACTAATAAAAATATATAATATTTATAGAATTTATATGGACTTACTTATAATTCTTATTTTAGTCATAATTTTAATAGGTTTTATTGCATTTAACTATTATAATTTAGAAAAGAATGAAAGAAGACCTGATATTTCTTGTGCAAAAACTAAATATGGGTGTTGTCCAAATGGCATTGATTCTAAAATAAATTTTTATGGATCTAATTGTCTTGGATATATGCAATTACCTCCTCCACCTCAACAATTACCTCCTCCACCTCAACAATTACCTCCTCCGCCTCATCCTTTTTATCCTCCTCCACCTTATCCTTATCCTCCTAATCCACAAAATCGTCCTCCTTATCCTTATCCTTATCCTCCTTATCCTCCTTATCCACAAAATCGTCCTCCATATCCTCATGAAAAAGTACATTTTAATGGTTGCAATGGTTCTATATTTGGTTGCTGTCCAGATAATTTAACTGCAAAAATTAATAAATATGGCACTAACTGCAAAATAAAAAATAAAAATGTTTGCAATGACACTTTATATGGTTGCTGTCCAGATAATTTAGTTACGAAAACAGATATTTTTGGTACTAATTGTTTATTAAAACCAAATGGTGGTTGTAAGAATACTTTGTATGGTTGTTGTCCAAATAATTTATCTGCAAAAATTAATAAAGATGGTACTAATTGTCTATTAAATTATAACGATGGTTGTGCAGTTAGTAAGTATGGTTGTTGTCCAGATAATTTAACTACATCAATAGATAAATTTGGTAGTAACTGTTTATTAAAACCAGATGGTGGGTGTAAAGATACATTGTATGGATGTTGTCCAAATAATTTAACTGCAAAAATTAATAAATATGGTAGTAATTGTAGAATGATAAATCAAAATAATTGTAAAGACACATTATATGGATGTTGTCCAGATAATTTAAATAAAAAAATGGATATATTTGGCAGTAACTGTTTATTAAAACCAGATGGTGGTTGTAAAGATACTTTGTATGGATGTTGTCCAAATAATTTAACTGCAAAAATTAATAAATATGGAAGTAATTGTGTTAAATAAAAAAATATGTATTTTAAAAAATATTTAAGTAAATTATAAAATGTCTTTGAAAGAAGAAAGTATTTTCATTCCTTCAGAAAAAGAAGAAATAGTAGAAGTCAAATCTGAAGAAGTACTAGAAGTAAAATCTGAACATATAGTAGAAGTCAAATCTGAAGAAGTAGTAGAAGTAAAATCTGAACATATAGTAGAAGTCAAATCTGAAGAAGTAGTAGAAGTCAAATCTGAAGAAGTAGTAGAAGAAATTTTTGTTGGTGTAGAGTTAAATGATGTAAAAAAATCTTTAAATGATCTATTTTTAAACATAATAAATTCATATGATGAAAAAAATAATTATTTTACTAAAATTGGCGTTCAATTAAGCGAACAAACAATTGACATTATTAAAAAGATTATTGAAAATAATAAAACTTTATTAGATGAAATTGAAAAAGGATTATTAGAAGTATTAAAAGATAATAAAATAGATGCAAGTGATATACCACAATTTATTTTAATAGTTCAAATACTTTATGAAAGAATTTCTAATACAAAAGATTTATTATTAAATCCAAGCAAATCTTCAGAAATATGTTTAATCATTCTCAAATTTATTATTCATACTTTAGTAGAAGAGAGAAAAATAATTATACAAGAGGAAAAAAAGATAGAATTTTTATCACAATTAGATAAATTAATTGAATCATGTATAAGTTTATTAAATTTTCCAAATTTATTTAAAACGCATAAAAATTGTTGCACTATTATGTAAATATTTATTTATTTTTGTAAAAATAAATATATATAATTATAATTTATATTTGATCCCTCTTTAATTTATCACGGATCAACATTAATTCATCAAAAACTATAGGTGGTTGTCCTCTTACAAAATGTGTCAATTTTGCATCTTGTGTAGCTAATAGAAGTTGTTTTAAATCTTCATTTTGCGTAAATTTTGCAAATTGTGCAGCATACATTTCTTTCTTTTTACGATTTCCAAAGAAATCCGCATCAACATTAGCTACTTCTACAGGTCTAATACGTTCGCCCTTAAATTTACCAGATTTACCACCAGCTGCCTTGGCTAATGCTGGATCTTGTGATAAAGGTGTACCTGAATCTAGAGAGAAACTCAAAAAGAAATCAGGATAACCTTTCTTATATTTAGAAGCTTGATAATAATGTTCTACAGATGCCCAACGATGATTTTCTAATGAAAATGGTTGAAACCAAAAGTTAGAAAGCTTCTTACGCCATTGTGGAATAGTTGCTAACTCAGCATAATCTTTCATTCTATCTTTTGGTATATTTTCTCCACTACCTTGTCCTGGCAACTTTTTGTCAATAGACTTTGAATAAAATTGGAAAACAATATTATCGTCATATAAACCACGTAACTTGCTTTCACTTAGGTCTTCATATTCAGTCTCTTTTACTACTGATGTACCTTTATTTTCGCCAGCCTTAAATTTTTGAAAATCAGGAATAATAGAAAATGGCCCAGCATTCTTTTCCATACAACGTTCAATAATCATCTTCTTTATATCATAAGGTATTTCTATAAATTTAAAAATCAATTTTTTTTTATATCCTATCAGTTTGTAATGGAAACCAGTATGTTCAATAATTATATAAAACTCGGGTGTAAATCTACCACGTTGTTGCAAAATTTCATCATTTAATTGGCCGCATTGTAATACATTTTTCAAATCACCGCTTTTATATAACTCACTTGACATTATAATAAATTTAATATTTAAAATTCTCTCTAGTGTAGAAATTGCCCATGTATCTGCCCAAAAGTTACAACTCTTTATTTTATTTTTAAATGCTTCTGTAGTGTCTACTCCCTTCATAAATTTATATTCTTTTAATATTTCAGCGGTTACTTTTTTCTCTTCTACTAACCTATCATGTTCTTTTTTCACTTCTTTAGCAGCACTTGAAATCATTTTTTGTTCATTTCTGTCTACTATTTCAGTAAAACGTTGTTGTAATAACATATATTCAGATTCCAACTCTTTTATTCTATTAGTATCTTTTACTAAACTTTCCTTATACATATCATAATGTTCTTTATAATTTAAAAATAGTTTTTCAGTTACTTCACTTGCAAGCTTCTTACGAATTTTATTTACTGAAGTTTGTTGTGCAATACTTGAAAATGCATCACGAATTGTTGCAAATAAACAATCTCCACCACCTTCATTGTCAACAATATTATAATTCTTATTTTTCATAAATTTTTCAATCCACGAATCCTTTGGTCCTGAATGATATTTCTCTCTATAGTCTTTTGCTTGTTTTTTTGTTTCTTCATGTAACAAAGGTGGTAACGGTACTCCTTTTGTAATAATAAAAATATCAGTTCGCTCTTGAGGTATTTCATAATATTCATTATACTCAACTGCAACACTTTCTTCATCAGAATCAGAATCTGTATCTTTATCAGGTTTTTTACTTAGTTTTTCTTCTTTTGATTCTACTCTTCTCAATGGTACATCAGGTTTTAAATGAACTTTATTAATAAATGCAGTTTTTGCAAAAGAATAAATTAGAGGTTCATCCATTTTTTCTATATCAATATTATTAGATTCATCCAAATAAGATAAATAATCAGACGCTTTTATTTCATAAACTCCTATTTGAATGACTTTGTTATTATGCTTAACTAAATAAATAGGAAAATATAAAATATTTTTATCTTCAAATGTATTTTTTGCATTACCTATAGCAATAATCACGTCAACATCTTTAATCTCTAATTGATATAAATTTGCTTCCATATTCAAATCAGATGTATCTACACTTTTTAATTCAGGATAACTAATATCGCTATTTATTTTTGATAATACCATATATATTTTATTATATTATTTTTATATTTTTATATTTACATTTGTATATTTTACTACCATAACAGATATTTCTTCATAAACTTATCGTTTTTTAATTCATTTATATAAAACCACAATGTTTTTCTTTTTGAAACAATATCAATATTTTCAAATTTTGATTCAAAGTTTGCCAAAACTTCTACTATTATATCTTTTTTACATTTATTTGTCTTTAATTCTTTAGCTATACCATAATAATCACATATAAGCAATAACTCTTTAATTGTAAAATTTTCAGTATAATGAATAACATTAGGAATCATTAAATCATCATTTTCTATTTGTTGCAAAAAAGTTGTCATATCAAAACTAGATTCATTTTCTTCAAGATTTGTATTTACATCTTCGTCTAAAAAAAAACTAATATTGTTATCTTGTATATCTTGTATATCTTTTGATTGAGACATTATTTAAATAGATGTTAATTATTTAAATATATTTAGAAACTTATATAATTATTTTTTCTGTAAAATTAAATATATTATTTTTTATTAAAATGGATGAAGCTGTATTTACTTCTTGGCCGGTAGATGGATCTGCACCTGCACTCACTTTTTATTTTAATAGAAATGATTCTAAAACTTATGATGTAAGTGATAATTTACGTATATTAGAGAGTAAATTTTTTTCAAATGAAACTCAAAAAACACTTATTGGATATATAGAAATTACTGAAGTGTTTACTTCTTACACTATTAATGAAATAGTTAATTTTACTTTCACTAGTAGTGCTGGTGGTGGTTCTATTAGTATGCAAGATAATAGAATTGGAACTAAAGAAGACGATAGATGGGCGGACAATAGCCAATACATTTTTAGAATTACAGATGGAAATGGTCCGTATCAATTTGTTCAAGGTTATATAGTTATTGATACTGATGACCAAGGAGGTAGATTTATCAAAGTATACTTTGGTATTAACAAGAGTGTTCCTGCTTATTAAAAAAATTATTTGTAGAAACTTATATAATTATTTTTTCTGTTAAACTAATTATATTATTTAATATTATAATGGATGAAGCTGTATTTACTTCTTGGCCTGTAGATGGCTCTGCACCTGCACTAACTTTTTACTACAACATAAATGATCTGGTTAATAATTATATTTCTGAAAACTTAGTTATATCAGAAGTGAATCTTTATCTAGGAGAAAAGAAAACTGAATATATTGGATACTTACAATCTACAGAAACATCCAGTACTAAAAGTTACAACTCTGTAATAAATGTAATGTTTACTAGTGGAGGTTCTATTGGTTTTCAAGATAATGAGTTAACTACAAATAGTACTTGGGGTCCTAATCAACAATTAGTTTTTAGAATTGTAAACGGAAGCGGGCCTTATCAATTTGTTGAGGGTTATTTTGTTATTGATACTGATAACCAAGGAGGTAGATTTATCAAAGTATACTTTGGTATTAACAAGAGTGTTCCTGCTTATTAAAAAAAATATTACTTGTAGAAACTTATATAATTATTTTTTGTTAAATTAATTCTATTATATAAACTTCTATTTTTATAGATCACCTATAGAATATTGGTTTAACTTTTTGCAAGTTATGGATTATGAATAATTGGGTTATTTGGAAGATTCTATTATTGCAGTTGTAAAATAAATAAATAACATATAAATAATCAATTTAAATAATTTTATGTATGTAATAAAATGTGGAATATTTATGGAAAAAAATATGATCTTAAATTATTTATAGACAAACATCCAGGAGGTAAATTTATTTTAGAAAAAACACAAAATTTGGAAGACATAACAGCATTATTTGAAACATACCATGCATTTTCTAATATTGAAAAAATTCAAGATACTTTACAAAAATATGAAGTTAAAACAAATAATCAACAAGTAATAGAATATGCGAACGATTTTACAAATTATAGAAAATTAGTTAAAAAGGTAAATGAAGTATTTCCTAACAGGGAATCTATAAAAGCAAATACATATTGGTTAATAAATAATTTTGCAACTACTTTTATTGCTTTAATTACATTTTATTTATCTTATATTTCAAAAATATCATTTTTTTATAAAATAATGAGTCAAATGATATATTCTATTTGTGAGTCATCTATATTATTTAATATAATGCATGATGGATCCCATTATGGAATATCAAAGCATGCAACTACCAATTTATTATTTTCAAAATTTGCTAATAATTTAAATTTATGGAATCTAAATGCATGGTTTTATCATCACGTATATTATCATCACTCATTTACTGGTTTAGAAAATGATCCTGATGATAAACTATATAAATATAATTTTTCAAATTCAATAACAAACGTAGTAGATAAAAATATATTAGTTAATTTAATATACTCATTCATTCCTGGTCAACATTCAGGGCAATCTTTATTATATTTTCTTATACCTATAACTGGTAAATATCATTATATTAAAAATGATTTACCAAAAATAAATTATTATGATTTACTTGATATTTTATTTATTTCTATAAAATTATATTTTATGTATTATTCTGGAATATTGCAATTATTTATTCATTTTTTTATTACTAACTCATTATATTATATTAATATATATCCAAACCACTCATCTTATGAAACAAAAATAGAGAATAAATATACAGGAAATGATTGGTCTAAATTACAAATATGTAATAGTGGTAACTTTATAATAGATAACTTGTGGTGGACACGTATATTTGGCGCTATTAATTATCAAATAGAACATCATTTATTTCCAAACATGTCAAATATTCATTATCCTGTTGTTTCTAAAATAGTACAAGAATATTGTATTGAAAATAATATTCCTTATGTTAACAAAAAAACATTTTATGAAGCATATTCTTCATTCAATAAATATCTAAAATTTTCATAATTTTTTAGTACACTTGAAAAGAAAAGTTTATTAAAGTAAAATATATTTAAAGATTATTCAAATATATTTATATATGAGTGATATTATTGCTTTTACACACAAGTATAAACTAGATTATTTTAAATTAGAAAATATTAGTGTATTAGATATACAAAATATTTGTCTTTTTTTAATATCAGTTTCTTCACTTTTTTCATTTTTATACTATTATTTAACTTCTTCTTCAACCCCATTTCAAATATTAAAACAAATTATATCAATACATGTATTTACAGATCTTTATGTAACAAAATCAACTGATGTTATAATACATCATTTATTAGTATTAGGATTTACTTTTTATAATTATTTTTGTAATGTATCAAACGTAGATAGTACTATACTTTTATATACATTAATAAAAACAGAGCTTTCTTCTATTTTTTATATTTTAAAATATTGGTTACCTGAAGAGTCATTCTTTTATAATATTAATTTGTTATTATTTTATACTTCATTTTTTAAGTTTAGAATTTTAGATTATTATTATGAAATTATTTATAATGACTTTTTAAAGATACTTTTTGCAAAATATTCACCAAATAATTACTTATTAATATCTATTATGTTAACATCAACATATGGTTTATATATATTAAATTTATACTGGTTTTTTATTATGAATAAAATGTTGTATAAAAAAATTACAAAAATAGTTAATATAAATACTGATGTAATGTGTCATTTTTTATGTTCCTATATACATTGGGTAAATGTTCCTTTATCTTATTATATTTATATGTATAATCCAAATGAAAAATATATATTTGATATGATTGGTATTACTTGTTTAAGTATATCTTCATTTAAATATCATTATGATATTTATGAAAGATTATACGATAAACAAATAGAAAATTATGAGTTACCAAATAAGGATAATATTATTTTATTCATAAATGATTCTCTATCTATTCAAATGAGAAGTTTTTTAGTTATTGTAACTAGTTATTATTATAGTCAACACTTATTACTTGCTTTATTTATTTCTGGTATGTCTCATGTAGTTTCTATTTATCATTCTATTATTAATATTTTACAATTATTTATAGATTATGATAATAATAAAGATACATTTTTAAGTTTTCATAATATTATTTTGACTATACCTATTGCAGGAGATGTATTTTTAATAATTTTAAATTCTCCAATTGAAATAGCAATACCACTTTTATTAGTAAATATAGCAATTGCTCTTTTATTTGTAACTGAACCATTTTATAAATTGACACATTTTGCTTTTCATTTGGGTTTAATTGCACAAAACAAGTATATATGTTTGTCAAACAGATCCACCTTTTAAAAAAGGTGGAGCAAAAAATTTTATAATAAAAAAAATATTTATCATAAAATGATTATCTTTTATTATAAATATTTTTTATAAAATGATTATCTTTTATAATAAAAAATATTTATCATAAAATGATTATCTTTTATAAATAGAATTAGTAGGTTTTGGCTCCACCTTTTTACATTTCAAACGCCGTTTTATGTATAATAAAATTGAATTAAAAATTTATTCATATTAATATAATAATATGGATACTAATTATTTCTTTGGTTATATTTATTGTATATATTTTCCGAATGGAAAAAAATATATAGGTCAGACATCAAGAGATATATCAATCAGATTGTATGAGCATATTAATTCTAGTAAAAATGGTTCAACCTTATTACTTCATAAATCTATATGTAAATATGGAGAAAATAATATTATTTGTAAAGAAATTGATACCGCATTAAATATTGATGAATTAAATAAATTAGAGAAACATTATATTCAAGAACTAAACACTTATTATGAAAACGAAGAAGGATATAATATGACCTTAGGCGGTGATAATTTAATTGGTTATATATTTACAGAAGAAGATAAAATAAAAATGTCAAAAGCAAGAGTGGAATATTTTAGTAATCAAGAAAATAGAGAAAAACAATCTATGCGACGAAAACAATATTATGAAAAATATCCAGAAGAAAAGGAAAAAATGTCAAAATTAAAAAAAGAGTTTTATAAAAATCATCCAGAAGCAGGTGAAGCACATTCCCTAATTATAAATAAATATTATGAAGAAAATCCAGAAGCAAGAGAGAAAATGTCAAAAATAAAAAAAGAGTATCATCAAGAACATCCAGAAGCAGGTGAAGCACAATCAAAAATGATGATTGAATATTTTAGTAATCCAGAAAATAGAGAAAAACATTCAAAAATACAAAAAGAGTATCATCAAGAACATCCAGAAGCAGGTGAAGCACAATCAAAAATGATGATTGAATATTTTAGTAATCCAGAAAATAGAGAAAAACAATCTATGCGACGAAAACAATATTATGAAAATCCAGAAAATAGAATTAAAACATCTGTAAAAGCAAAAGAATATTACGCAAATAACCCAGAAGCAATTGAAGAGAACAGAAAAAGACAAAAAGAAGTATATGAAAAAAATCCAGAAAAAAGGGAAGCAATGTCAAAAATTAAAAAAGAGTTACATAAAAATAATCCAGAATTAGGAAAAAAACACTCTGAAAAAATGAGACTAAGGTCTTCTGGTAAAGTATTCAACGGATTTAATGAAAAAGGTCAATTAATTGGAGAATGGAATTATGTTCCAGATTGTAAAAAAGAATTATTTCCAGATAAAACAAATTGTGATATACGTGGAGTATTGTCTGGAAGAAAAAAAACATGTTATGGATATACATTCATATATAAATAAAACGGCGTTTAAAATGTAAAAAGGTGTAAAAGGTGGAAAAGATGGAACTACATATCAATCAAATCCATAAATTTAAATAACGACTTATTTGTCAAACTCTTATAGTCTTTCACTTTTGAATTAGCAATTTTTTCAATAACTTCTGAAATTGTATATCCTTCTACTAACACATAATCATGTCCATCATCATCTGCATATAATTCTTTTTTATAAAGAATCGCAACTGTTTCAGTAAGTTCATCTACTTCATTTTTCTTGTCTTCTTCTTGAATAAACATATACAAATGATATAATAGATTTCTAGTAATTTCCATAATTGTTTCCTTAGGTATAATATTATTATACATCAAATTTAAATAAAATGTAGCAAGAGATTTTCTTTTTTCATTTGTTTTGTTAATCTCGCAAAATTTGTCATAATCCACTTTTGGATCTACATACTCAATTTTATTAAATAAACTAGTAAAATTTTTCAAATTTGTTTCAAATATAGACTTCATTATGATATATTTTGTAGTCAAATCTGAATATAAATCCGCATAAATTTTTGAATAAAAACGATTATTTGAAGCAATTTCAAATATAATAGAACTTAAACGTGTCATATCTTCTGAAGTAATATTATCTTCAACTAGTTTATCAATAATATCAATAATCTTATTGCGAATATCTATATAATTTTTATCAGTCATCTTATTTAATAATACACGTATTGCATCTATTTGTAGATCTAAACCTACCTTTTCTTCAATTTTTGTTGTTTGAAAAGTTCTAAGATTATCCCAGTCTTCACTATTAACTATTTCCATTGCTTTATTACGTCGTCCTTTCTTAAAACTACTAACCGTTTCTTTAATAGAAGGTTCAACCTTCATAGGATTTTCACGTTTTTGGAACACAGGTGTTTTTACATAATCTGGAGACCCTACTTGAAGAGATAATTCTGATATTATCTTTAATGTTTCTTCAGGTAACACAAAATCAAACCCTTGAAAAATAATATCTTGAAAATCATTTAACATATATTTCATTGTTTGTGTCGTCATCCTGATATTATATTATATTATATGTCGTATTATTTATATCAATTTTTTAAAAAATATAAATAATAATTAATAAATAAACTTAAACAAATAACATGATATTATAACATAATGTCAACTCTAAATACTGAAGTTAACTGCGCACACAACGAAGAAATAAACACATCTTCGTATGAAATACAAAATTGGGATGATTTGGAAATAAACCCAAATCTTTTAAGAGGAATTTTTGCTTATGGTTTTGAAAAGCCGAGTCCTATTCAACAAAGAGCTATTAAACCACTTGTTTTAAAAAAAGATATCGTTGCACAGGCACAATCAGGAACAGGAAAAACTGGTACATTCACTATAGGTGCACTTGCAAATGTGGATGTTACTAATAATACAACACAGGTACTTATTTTATCTCCAACCAAAGAATTGGCTTCTCAAACAGCAAAGGTTTTTGAAAACATAGGTTGTATGATGGAGGGTTTGCGTGTTCAAACTCTTTATGGCGGTTCTATTATTGAAGATAGTAGCAGTTTTTCCAATAAAAATGTCCCGCACATTATTTGCGGTTGTCCAGGTCGTGTTCATGATATGATGCGTCGTGATAAAATTTCATCTAATAAAATCAATCTAATCATTCTTGATGAGGCAGATGAAATGTTATCTGCTGGTTTTAAGGAACAAGTGTATAATATTTTTCAATATTTAAGTAGCGATGTTCAGGTTGCATTATTCAGTGCGACTTTGCCAGACGGAATCAATTCAATTATTGACAGAATAATGCGTAATCCTATTAGAATCAGTGTTAAGAAAGAAGCACTTACTCTTGAAGGTATTAAGCAGTTTTATATTGCAGTAGATGATGATCGTCAGAAATATTTAACTCTTAAAAATCTTTTCTCATTCTTAGCAGTATCACAATGTATTATTTATTGTAATAGCATTAAACGTGTTCAAGACTTATATGAAGCTATGATAGAGGACGAATTCCCAGTTTGTCGTATTCATAGCAGTATGGAACGAGTAGAAAGAGATAGTGCATTTAAAGAATTTTGTAATGGTAAGTCGCGTGTTATGATTTCATCAAATGTCACAGCGCGCGGCATTGATATTCAGCAAGTTAGTGTAGTTATAAACTTTGACTTGACCAAAGATGTTCATACTTATTTACATAGAATTGGACGAAGTGGTAGATGGGGAAGAAAGGGAGTTGGAATTAACTTTATTACCAGAAGAGATGTTTCAAAATTGAAAGAAATTGAGGAACATTATTCAACACAGATTAGTGAAATGCCTAGTGAGCTTGCTTTTTTATCAGAAGTTTAGAAATGATAATTTTTGAAACAACTTAAATATATTTTACAAAAATTACATTATAATGAAATTTACAAAAAATAAAGACAAAGATAATCATCAACATACTAATGAAAATGATGATAGTGATGATGAAAATGATGAATCAAATATTACAAGAGAAAATAATCATATTTATTTTTATAGTGAAATAGATAGAAATACAATTTTCAAATTAAATGCTTTCATTAGAGAGGCAGAAGAATATTGTATTATAAATTCTTATAAATTTAATATTGATATTCCAATTTATCTACATATTAATTCAAATGGAGGAACAATTTCAGACGCATATGCTGCAATTGATGTTATAACAAGTAGTCGTATTCCAATATATTCTATTATTGAAGGTGCAACTGCTTCTGCCGGTACTTTATTAAGTGTCGTTTGTAAGAAAAGATATATTCGTCCAAATGCGTATATGTTAATTCATCAGTTAAATAGTGAACTTTGGGGAAAAATGAGTGAAATTGAAGATGAATATAAAAACTTGCAAGAAACCATGAAAAAACTAATAAAATTATATGTAAAAAATTCAAATATTCTTAAAAAAGATTTAAAGAAAATGTTGAAACATGATTTATGGTTAAACTCTGGTAAGTGTATAGAGTACGGATTAGTAGATGAAATATGGAAATAAAAATAATAAAAATATATAAATATTATTTTCTTATTTGTATAATGACATATAATTATCTTATGAATACCGCTTCTATATTATTTTTTATTTGTTATATACCTGAATTTTATGCAAATTATGTTAATAAAAATGCTAATTTATATAATGTTTTTGAAAAAATTGTAATGCTTTCTGCAACTACATTTGCATTAAGTTATTCAATTAAAATAAAAAATCAATCTCTAATTATTAATTATGGACCTATATTTATATTAGATTTTATAGCTTTGAATATGCGTTGTTATTATGCTTATAAAAATAGAAATTATGATGTAAGTGTTAAAAATGAAAATAACTTTGTAGATGATATAGAAAATCCGTTGCAAAAGATTTAAAATAATGATGATCTTGAATAACTTTATATTTTTTAGCTAGATAATAAATAATAAATAATAAATAATAAATAATAAATTTAATAAGGTAATTCTGAAGGTTTTATATATAAATTTTTAAATATAATTTTTTTATTTAATTTTTTATTCAAACCTTTAAGAATCTCTTTTATATATTCAGTTTTATCTATATGATACGAATATAATATTTCAATTCCTAATATATTATCAATATATAAATCTTTTAACATATATTTTAACCATTCAAAAGGGAAATTACTACTAAATGACATATTTATTTTTAGTTTATTGTTTGTTTTTATTATTTTTTTTATAATATCAAAATGACCTCTAAAATAATCTGGCACTTCTTTTGTATTAAAACTATCTGGTAATGGAAAACTCCATTCAAAATTAATAACTTGTATACTTTTCAATTCATTAATAAGTTTATAAATACTTTCAAATCTATATGTTTTTGAATATATTTCTATATTATCAATTACTAAAATAAAACCATTTCCTGTATCAAAAGGTGTGCTATAAATAATAGTTATATTACTACAATTTATATCAATAAATTTTGTTAGAGAATTATCTCTGAAATCTATGAAACTTATTAAACTTGATGTATTTTTTTGTAATTTTTCTTCTAATAGTTGTATTTTACTATTTGTTTCATATAATAGTTTTGTCATATTTATATCTTTTTTTATTAAACCTTCTATTTTTTCTTCTAATAATTGTATTTTACTTTTAGTGTCATTAACTTCCGATTCAAGTTCATTATATGATTTTCCAAAAAAGTTCATTTATCAAAATATCAAAATGATAATTTATATTTAATTTATTTCAATTTTAATTTATTCGTAAATTAAATTCATTATATTTCTCTGTTTAGATATAATGAATCTATTTTTTAATCTTAAACAAGATATAAAAGAAGAGAAATCTTTTGTCAGTGTAGTAGAAAAAATAAATGATCATTTTAATATACCCATTTTCTATAATAAAGATAAAGCGGAATTAAAGGAAAATATTGCAACTGATTTAGAATTAGTAAAACCAATAGATTCTTCTGGAAATCCAATATATTCTTTTTATTTTAATACTGAAAATGATGTGTCTAAAAAAGTAACTGAACAAGTTGTAAAATATTATACAACAGATACTACTTTTTTAAAAGATAATCAAACACTTATCAAAACTTATAAATCTTTACAAAAAAACAATAATATTGAATTTTTTGATAAATATAAAAATATAATAAATATCTGGAATGAAATAAAATTAGATGAAGGTTTTAGAGAAAAATATTATTATGTTGATTGGGAAATTCTTGAATTTTTAAACAAATCAGAAGTATTTTTACAATTTATTAGTATTTATAATTTATTTTCACCATTATTTTCTCTCATAATGCCTATCTTGATTCTAATTATTCCATTTTTTATTATTAGAATGCGTGGACTATCATTAACAATAAACGAATATTTTGATGTTTTAAAAATTATCGCACAAACAAATGCAATTGGAAAAATTTTTACAACAGATTTTAATCAAATAAACATACAAGAAAAGATATATATACTTATATCTGCTGGATTTTATTTATTTTCTATTTATCAAAATGTTATGGTATGTGTTAAATTTAATAATAATATGCAGAAAATACATAAACATTTTGCAAATATTAAAAACTATTTAGAGAAAACAATTCAATCTATGGAAAATTTTTTATTATTTTCAAAAGACCTAGAATCTCATAATGAATTTAATCAAATAGTTACAAAAAAACTAATTGTATTAAAAAATATACATGATAAATTGTCTAGTATTTCTGAATATAGTATATATAATTTTAGTAAGTTTAAGGAAATAGGTAATATTTTTAAATACTTTTATGAGTTGCATACGGATGATATATATAATGATGCAATCATGTATTCACTTGGATTCAATGGATATATTGATTGTTTTGAAGGTTTACAAGAAAACATTCAAGAGAGAAAAATATCTTTTGCTACTTTTACTACAAAGGATAAAAACGATAAAAAGGATAAAAAGACAAATGTATTCAAAAATTCCTATTATGCATGTTTAAGTAAAGAAGGATCAAAACCTGTAAAAAATACTATTAAATTAAATAAAAATATTATCATTACTGGTCCAAATGCATCAGGAAAAACAACTATTCTTAAATCTACTTTAATCAATATTATACTATCTCAACAATTTGGTTGTGGATTTTACGATTCAGCAAAATTGAAACCTTTTCATCATATTCATTGTTATTTAAATATTCCAGATACTTCAGGACGAGATAGTTTATTTCAAGCAGAGGCACGTCGTTGTAAAGAAATTTTAGATTGTATAAATGAAAATCCAAAAGAGTCTCATTTTTGTGTTTTTGATGAATTATATTCTGGAACAAATCCAGAAGAAGCTGAGACTTCTGCCACATCTTTTATGCTTTACTTACAAAAATATAAATTAGTTTCTAGTTTATTAACTACTCATTTTTTCAATGTTTGTAAAAATTTAGAGAAAATAAAAACTATTCAAAATTATAAAATGGTGACACAATTAAATGAGAATAAAATGCTAGTTTATAAGTATAAAATAAGTAAAGGTATTTCTGATGTAAAAGGTGGTATTAACGTTTTAACAAATTTAAATTATCCAAAAGAAATTATTGATAGGACTATTTCAGAAAGTAAATAAGGTAAAACTATGGTAATATAATTCGTTAATTATCCTATTAAAATATATACTATCTTTGTAATATAATGAGTTTGATAGATTTATTTAACCCATCATTTTTAGCAATTTTAGGAATCCTTGTACTTGTTGCAGCACTTTTAGTTGTCTATTTTGAAAGTAAGTCTAGAGAGCAAAATCATAAGATTGCTTCAATGTTTAGTATTGTTTCTACTTTAGCTGAAGATTTAAATAGTGTAAAATTAGCAATGAATCAATTTGCATTTAATGAATATAATACTACTGGTGGTGCAACTTTAGCAAATAATATAAAACCTTTTAGTATTCAAGAACAAGATAACTTGATTGAAGTATCGGATGATGATGAAGACTCGGATGATGAAGAATATGATTCTGATTCTGATTCTGATTCTGATTCTGATTCTGATTCTGATTCTGATTCTGATTCTGATTCTGATTCTGAAGAAGAAGATTCTGAAAATAATATAAAAGTTTTAAAAATTTCGGATATAGATCCACTTTTAGATCCACTTTTAGAAAAAGTGGAGCAAAAGTTTGATGAACTAGAAGAAAACATTGATGAACTAGAAGAAAATATTGATGAACTAGAGCAAAAATTTGATGATGACTCAATGGATAATTTAGAAGATATTTCTGACAAACACTTTGATTCAGAATATGATCAAGAAACTTTTGAAGAACTTGTAGAAAGTAATTTTGTTACACAAGAAATTACAAAAAATGAAAAAAGTATTAAAATTGATTTAGGTGAACAAGTTGACTACAAGAAGCTTAACTTACAAAAGTTGAAAAACATTGTTATAGAGAAAGGATTAGCAATAGATACTTCCAAATTAAAGAAACCTGAATTATTAAAATTACTTGGAGTTGAATAAAGAAAAATTATGTAAAATTTTATTATAAATATAGTTTATATAAAATGTCAAGTCGTGCATGTTATTCTGATTCTAAAAAAAATGGATGGGAAAATTGTTATTCTGCAAGTAATAACATTAATTTTAATTTTCCACCATTGATGTCGGATGGTCGCAACTTTGCAACGTGGCAACCAGATGCAGTAGTGAACGAGAGAATACAAAAACAAGAGGGTATTCAAAATAACTGGCAATATCGCCAATATTTACAAAAAAATGGTATTCAAATTATGAACTATAATTCTACTGAAGCTTGTTATGATTTAGGTTTAGATCCTCATATTCAAACCGATAGAACACCATCAAGCAATGTTCCTTATAAATTTAAAAATACTTTTGATACTAGTGCACCAGGTTATGGTTATTGCAGTAGCGACTTGAAAAATCCTTATTTGTCAAGTGAACAATTAAATTCTAGATTAATATCAGTTTATGTAAATCCAGAAAATATAAAAACAAAATAAACATGTTACATCTTTTTATTTGAAGAAAAATATAATTATCAACAAACATTTGGTATATTTTTAACCATTGCAGGATTATATTTGGTTATGAGTAAAAGTAAAAAATATAAATTATTATATTAAATGTATTAATTATTATAATAATTTTAGTTTTTTCGTAAACTATTTATTTTACGACGTTTATGTTTTAGTGTATCTTTATTTTTTTTCCTGTAATTTTTTGTAGTTTTTCCTCTATTTTTGTAATTTTTTGTATTTTTATTTTTTTTTTTGAAAAATCTTTTTGTTTTATAATGTTTGTGAGAACCTCCAAAGCCTAGTTCTCCTAAGCCTGGTTCTCCTAAGCCTGGTTCTCCTAAGCCTGGTTCATTATACGATTCTAGTGCGGCATTTTGAATATGATAAGGAATACGGTCTCCTTCTTTATGTCTCCTTACTAATTGTTGAAATGTTGTTTTCCTTATTGCTTTATAAGGACTATCACCTTCTGAATATGGAAAGGAAATCCTAGGATTAGATTTAGAATTACCACAAATACTTCTAAAAATTTCAGCTTGTTTTCTTTGTCCTTCAATTACCTCTTCTGGAAATTTTATATCTCTTAAAATAGATACTATATCCACCTTATCTTGAACATAATAATTAGGAAAAATTAATTTTTTTCTTCTATTTATATACATATTTTCTACAGAAATCCATTTATCATCTCCTGATAAATTAATACTTCTTAAAACATCTTGCGCTTCTTGATTACGTGAAAACTTTGTAGTACCAAATTTAAAAGGTTCATCATTTGTAAAAAGACTATCAAAATCTGTGTCTTTTTTAATAATCCAACATTCATCAACAGATGTTATAGAATATGCAGTATTATCACTAACTGGTAGTAAATATGTGTTATCATCTAATTTAATTGGTATTGGTATTCCTTTTTCATCACTTTCATATAGTTTATTTTGGGGTCCTGATTTCCACATATTTCTTTCTTTTATCCATTTTTTTTTACCTTCAAACTGATTTACAATGTCAATTTGTAATGAATTTGTGGTTAATACTCCATCTTTAAAGACTGCACTTACTTTAAATGTTTGTTTAGGATCAGGGCTAGGAATTGTAAATATCATCTTCAAATAATATTCACCAGCATAGCCAATAAGGATAGAAGTTCCTATAGTTACTGGCCAACTTACATTAAATATTTGACAAATATAACCTGCCATTGTAGTAATTAATCCAGCCGGAATAAAGCTACTTTTATGTTGATCTATATAAGTAAAAAAAGTACCTACTTTTACTAACCCCGACCCAGCTACATTAAGCGCTTGTACAAGAGGCTCTTTAATAAGTGATGCAAATAAAGTTCCTATAGAACTTGTAATATATGCACTACCAAAACATATACTAATACCAGTTACTACTATGGCAATAACAGTTATTATTACATTTTTTTTTATTATATTTCCATATGCCTCATTAAAACCACTAACTGCTAAAGCAATTCTTTGAAAACCAAAGTAATCTGGACCATCCAACATATCAAACCAAGCTTTTAATGCCTTTTCTGAATATTTAGCAGCTAATAATTCTTTTTGAATATCCAAACTAGTTCTAGCTTGTAATGCTTTTTTTTGTAATAATTCTAGTTCACGTGTATTTGATTCAAGATTTTGTTTTTCTCTTTTTTGATTTGCTTCTGCAACAATAATTCTATTAAATTGTGCTTCTTCCATTGCAGCATGTTGTACTTTTTCATCAGGTGTAAATGTTTGTGATCCAATAAATTCTATAAAACTTTCTAAGTTTCTAAAAAGTTTATTTGGATCATTTTCTGTTTCTAATAATAATACAAATTGATCAGATAAACTAGCTATTGCTTGAAATTTAGCTGCTTTTAACCGACTCGCATGTAGGTTACCTGCTGCTATTTGTAAAGATTTTTTTTGTTCTGGGGTACATTTATCTGTAGTTATACTACTATATTGAAAACCAAAAACTTTTAACGCCTCTGTTGTTGTACCACTACATGTTGCTATATCTTGAAGAATAATATCATGATTTTGTTTATTAGTATCTTCTAAAGCATCAATAAATGGTTTTAAAACTCTTCTAACTTCTGCGGTTCCTCCAATTTTAATCTCCATCTGAGAAATTTTGCCACCAACGTCAAAAAGGGTTCTTGCTGATATTTTTGGTTCCAATTGTTGAAGAATTGATTTTTTTATTATTTCACTGCCAGTTTGGTCTTCTGGATTAAATAATAAAGCTCCAAAATTTTCTCGTCTAACATCTAAAAGTCCTACTACTAATTCTTTATTTTTATTTAATCTTTCACTGACTTCAGTTATTTCACTTAAAATATCTATTGCATTTTGAATTGATGAAATATCTGTATCTTGTTTTACAACAGAATTACCCTCAGCACGTCTTGCTACAACACAAGCTGTTACAGGAAATTTTGTAGTATATCCTTCAACTGTTGTTGCAATCTCTAGTCCTTGTACTTTATCTTCAATAGAATGTTTACACTCATCATCTTTTTCAACTAATCTAACACCAGGTATTTCTTCTATTTTATCCATTTCTTTAGTGTAATTTTCTTCCAACCTTTTTAGTTCTTCTGTATCAGAAGATATTTTATCACTTAATCTTTGGAGAATTCCAGTAGATTCTGTATAATCCTTACCAAATATCTCTGCATTCGCTTCACGAAGATTTAGACATATAGAATCTTCTCGTTCTGTCGCACATTTTTTTTCAAAACTAGATATTGATTTCAATAATTCACCTTCTAATTGAGGCCAAATTTCATTTAATTTTTTATTTATAGTACTTGTTTCAATTCCAGAACTTAGATGTTCAGAGTATTGACTCATGGTATTATCAAATTGTTTTGTAATATTCTCTACAACTTGTAGTGGTATAACTTTATCATATAATAAAAACCATTTTTCAGTAGTAAATTTTTCACTTATTTTGTTTTCATCAATTAAAATTGATTCCAGTAGTAACTTATTTAAAAGATCCAAACTTGCTTCATATTGTCCCATTGAAGTAACTGAAGGAGCTAGAACTTTTCTCTCACCTGGATCACTCACAACTACAGATGTAGTATCATTAACTCCTTCTTCACGAGATGTATCACGACCAAAAGATTTTACTCGTCTTGTTCTAAATTCTGAGCCAGATAATTCTGAGCCAGATAATTCTGCAACTGCTGTTGTATTACTAGATTCTGCTATATCAGAAGATGTATTTTCAAAAAATAATGTATTTATCCAATCAGTCATATATTTTTTTAAATAACCATATAATACAGGTTTAAAATTTATATAAAAAACATTAACCTCATTAGGAGTCATTTTTATTTCAATATCACTTTTTGCACCTGTTTTTACTTTTTTTGCTGATAATGTCATTTGACCTTGATAAGCAACTTCATTTGTTGATATTGATGTTAAAGGACCAGCTAATTGAGTAGAATCATCAGTAACATTAAGTTTTTTATCACCAAATGATACTTCTGATTGTGATAAAGAAGTTGATGTATACGAAACTAAATCTCTACTATTTTTTATATTTGTTATTATACTATCTGCTGCTGCTTGTAAAGCTTTTTGTTCTGATTTTGATCTCACACTTTGTTTGCGCAAATTTTGTAATGTAAGTTCCTCTACTTTTAATACAGATGCTAACTTTTCTTCTTTTTCCTCAAATTTAGCAAGTAATGCTTGTTGTGCTTCCTCATTTGCTTTTATATCGGCTTGTCTTTTTGATTCTAATGCTTTTCGTTCTAATTCTAATGCTTCTCTTTCATTTTCTGTTGCCTGATTAATTTTTTCTTTATTTATTGCATTTTTAAATTCAAAATAATAATTACTTACATCATTTAAAATTTGTAGAGTTTCTTTAGGTGTAAAAGTTGATTTATCTTTATTTTCTTTATTATCTAAAATATCTACTAGGTGTTGTATAAGTAGTGGATCTTCATCTGTATATTTTTTTTTAATTATTTCTACTAGATCTTCTCTAGGAGTATTTCCTCTAAATAAAGTTGCTATTGAACTAGATACACTTGGTAATACCCAACCACTAGAAGTAGTAGGTAAAACAGTGTTTTCTTTTAAAGCACTATATTCAGTTAAACGCACTTTAAGATCTTCTATATCCATATTACCATCTTTAACATAATCTGGTAGTTTAGCAAATGTAATTAAACTTTGAGTTATGGCTGGATCTATTTTATTTAATTCACCTAGAATATAATCATATGAAACTGAACTATCAGAACAAGATAGTTGTCCAGGTAATTTTTCAGATGGTTTACTAATACAACTTTCATACAATCCTTCAACAAATCTATTCATATCACGTAGAGCATCTTTATTTTCCTCTCTACGCATATTACCTTGTATAATGTCAGCATTAGCATATCCTCCAAAATTGTGAATCAATTGAACAACCAACATTAGTGCATATGTAATATTATTTCCAGTAAGTCTCATTCCACCTGATTGATCTACTAATTTTTCTTCTGGTAATTCTTCAAATCTTCCTTCATTATGTAAACCAGCTAATTTTTTTGTTAACTCATTTATCCAAATTTTAAAAACTAATTCTCTAATATAACTAGGTATTGTTCCATATAAAGTTGTATACATTATTATAATTTTTTCATCATCAGAAAATTTATCACTTTCTAATGTTGCAGTTATTATATTTGTTAAATCAGAAAATTTACCAATCATTATTTCAATTTCCATATCTTTTTTTGATAAATTTTCTTTTAATGTTTCTAAAAAATTTGGATCATCGAGTAAAGATAACATATCTCCTGTTAATAATTCTGATATATCAATTTTTTGTGAGGTTTCGTACTTTATTAACCTTTCTGTTAATGACATCTTTATAATATATATATATAATGAAATTATATTTTAAAAATAATGCATAAATAATAAATATGAAGATTCTCTCTATTGACGTAGGAATTAAAAATTTAGCCTTTTGCGTATTTGAAAAACCTGAAGGTTTTGAGAATTTTTCAGTAAAAAAATGGGATGTAGTAAATATTTCCGAACAAGAATCTTTCAATTGTAAAGAATGCAACAAACCTGCTAAATTCAAAAAAGATGATTATTGTTATTGTTTAAAACATTCTAAAAAACAACCTTTACAAATTCCAGGACCAGAACAAAAAGTTGCTTTTATTAATAAACAAAAAATTCAAAAACTTTATGAAATTGCGGATTCTCATAAGATTGTTTATGAACCAAAATGTAAAAAGGCGGATTTGATTTTAAAAATTAATAACTATATTTCTAGTCATTATTTTGAAAATATTCAAAATATTAAGGCAGCAGATGTTAATCTATTTCATATTGGATTACATATTAAAAATAAATTCAATAAATTATTTGAAAATGAAGAAATCATTGATCATGTTATTATAGAAAATCAAATTAGCCCTATTGCTACTAGAATGAAGACAATACAAGGAATGATTGTACAATATTTTATTATGTCATCTATTATTGTCGGAAATATGGAATTTATATCTGCAGCCAATAAACTGAAAGATTGTGATCCAAAAGATAAGTCTACTTATAGTGACAGGAAAAAACTTGGTATTACAAAATGTTTAGAAATAATTACAAATGATTTTAGATTTTCTGAACATGTTGATTACTTTACAAAACATAAAAAAAAAGATGATTTAGCAGATTCTTTTTTGCAAGGTATCTACTTTATTTCCACCTTTCCACCTTTAAAAAAGGTGGAGCCAAATAAGAAACAATTTTGATCAACATTTGATAAAGGTGGAGCCAAACCTTAAACAATTTTGATCAACATTTGATAAAGGTGGAGCCAAAACTCAACAAATAATCTAACAATTTAGAGACATCTTTTTCACCTTTTTAAAGGTTGATTATTTTGTGGATTTGGCTCCACCTTTTTAAAAGGTGGAATATATATTTTACAATTCGTATGACTTAAAATTATCTATTCTAATAAATGAATAGAAATAATGGCAGACATTATAGAACTTACTGATTTAGACATTGGCGAACCATCTTTTGGAGGTTCATCATCCAGTTTTGGCGGTGGCCTTGAATTGCTAATGAATGATAAAATTAAAGATGGTAATAGACCCACAAGCGATATTGAATTGGAAGATTTAAACAATTTAGAAAATGAATTAAATAATTTAGTAGAAGATAATGGCAGTTTTAAACCAAAATCAGACTTATTTTCATCTCCTAGTAGTTTTTTTGAAGATAAGACTAGTGTTAGATTTAGCGATGATGACACTACCATAGGTAAATCTACATCTCAAACTGCATCTGATAGCAAGACGTGGGATGGTTTTGGAAAGTTCAATGATATTCCTGTTAACCCTGATCAAAATATTCCAATGGAGCCAAAAATGTCAAAAGATGAATTACTCCGTGAAAAATTCAAATATTTAAGAAAGTTGGAAGCCCTTGAGAAGAAAGGAGTTGAGTTATCCAAAAAATACACTATGGATTCTTCTTTACAGGAAATGCAAGGTGAATATGAGACTATTATGGAGGAGAAGACAAAACAAAACTCAGTTAAATTTCAAGGCAACATGCTGATGGCAATTATAAATGGTATTGAATTTTTAAATGGTAAATTTGATCCATTTGACATTAAATTAGATGGATGGAGTTCTCAAGTTGAAGAAAATTTAAATGACTATGATGAGATATTTGGCGAACTACATGAGAAATACAAGAGCAAGGCAACAATGGCACCAGAGTTGAAGTTACTTTTTCAATTAGGTGGAAGTGGAATGATGGTACACATGAGTAATACAATGTTTAAGAGTGCAATGCCAGGAATGGATGATATTTTGCGTCAAAACCCTGATTTAATGCGTTCTTTCCAAAATGCAGCAGTTAATTCA